TATTGTTAGAAAGGGGGAAACAATGGAAGGAACGGTAATAACTGTTCGTTCTCCTTTTCCACTGAATACCCAAAATTCCATTGTGTAACCTGCAGCTTGGGTGGCTGTCCATTTTAGTTTATTCATTTCTAAATGAAGGGAATACGTCCATATAGATTTTACTTCTATAATTTTCTTTTCAGATTTAATAAAAATATCAGGAAAGTAATAATGATTTGTTTTATCTTCTTTACTATAAGCAATTCTGGGAACTTCTATTCGATCGGTTATAATATCAGCTTCCTCTCGATGTTCTGTTTTAAATAAAATATCAAGTGCAAACGGTTCGTAGCCTTGAACTTTACGGATTATACCTGAAGGAGTTGTATAATCTCTGTATGTATATCCTGCTTTTTGAGATTTGCTTTGAATTTCGAGAGATTGATTTGGATTTCTTACACCAAATCGTTCCATACAGGTTGCTTCTCGTCGTTCCACTACTTTTTTTGCTTCTTCAGGGTGATCAGGACCAGAATGTTCTAAACGTGTTTTTAATGCATTTTCTTTTATTTTAGGACACTGCATATTATATTCAACACCATATCTAGCTAAAAGAGTTTCTTTTGATTTTTCTTTTACAGATTCAGCTTGAAAGGAATGTTCAACACCATATTTTACAAGATTAGTTGCAATCTTTTTTGCTACAACCGATGGAGCCGATGTATGGCTTTCTGTACCATAAATTGCTAAATTTGTTTCACGTGCTTTCTGTTTTACAGATTCTGCTTTGGATGTAACTTCTACTCCATATTTTTTAAGATTTGTTGCTTTTGTTTTAGCTTTTATACTTTCATTTTGCATTGGAAATTCAGTTCCATATATTTCAACCGCTTTACTACGTAATTTAGCAATAATTTCTTTGGAAGCAAATGGATTTTCAGCTCCATATTTTTCAAGATTTGTTTTCTTAATTTTTTCTTTCATATCTTCTGATTTAAATATATTTTCAACTCCATATTTTTCCATACAAGTTTTAATTGCTTTTTTCTTTATAGATTCAGTTTGCAGAGGGCATTTAGTTCCATATTTTTTAATATTTGTTGCTTCACGTCGTTTTTGTGTAGTTTCTTTAGTACAACTCTTACAATACATTCCAGATAGTTTAATTCGTACAAATACTTTTGTATCTTCCTTCCCACATTTGCATTGAAAATTAATGATTGCTTCTTTTTTGAGAGTAGGTAATTCACCTATAATTTTGGCTTCGCCTGAAGTAATAAATGAATCTAGTACTTCACGTGAATAACTCATTCTATCTCTTTTTATAAGAGATAGCTCAGATTTATCTTCACTCATAGTATTTAATTATTTTAGTAAGGTTGGATTTAAGCGGGATTTAGTCATTTTTTTTAAAAATACCAATTTTAAAAATATGAAATTAAATTATTATAAAAATTTTTTTAAAAATTAAATCTCTTGTTAGCAATCTAGCTGGAATACCTCCCCGCACCCATCCACGTGCAGCAACTTCTTCCACTAGATTTGCGGAATTTTGTATATGATTTTTTAAGTGCGGGATAAGGGGTGTAAACTGGTTAGAAAAGAACGTCTCGGTGACAGTTCCGCAAGGACGCTCAATCCGCGCCCAATCGGCGTAAATCAGCCCACTTTCAATATCGGGTTGTCCACGTCCGCGTCCCATGTAAGGAACGGTTGCGAAGGGACGACCTTGCATGTGCAGCGGGGCACGGAAGCGCCCTTCTTGCGTAGAATCGGTACGAAGGCGGGAATCATCGTCAATGGCGCGGTTATTGAACCCAAATCCTTCACGACCTAACATGGTTGGATTCGGGATTTCCACACGCATAGCGGCCTTCTGCGAAGGAACTAAATTGGTGACCTGATAGACACCAGGACCGGAAGCATCTTTAATACGTTGTTCTACATCGCAGGTATCATCCCTCAGACGGGTAAATTGGTTGATGATGAGATTTCCAGAAGGACCGGATTGTGGGACGGATGCGTAGGTGCTCATTCTAATCTTAACAAGAATATTTTGCGCAGCAAAATATTCTTGTTAAGATTAGAATAAGAATGGTTTAGAATTGATCACGCAAAGCGTGATCAATTCTAAACCGTGCTCATTCTATAAATGGTAAAGATAAATCAAATAAGAATAAAATTGATACAATAGATTTTAAAAACAATTGTATTCATTTTAACATGGAGCAACTTGCACAAATTGAATATAAGGGACGTTTATTAGATATCTCTCGGGACTCTAACAAGATTGTCTATGGTATGTACCTTGACGAAGTCAGACAGGTTCCGTGTACAGAAACAATTCTTGAAACACTGCATAATATATTTGAAAATCATCTAACCTTCGAAGTACTCGATTTCCTCCTCTTCAAAGAAAAAGGAATTGTTACAGAAACATCGGACTATGAAAAAGAGTTTATACTTTATAGTACATGGTCTACACAATCCATACCCTTTCAATTACTTTTGAACTAAGATAGATTGGTATTTTTTACCTACTTCATACTGACCTGAGGCACGTGGAATGCGTCCCATTGATTTTAAAGAGGAGGTTGCTGTAAATCCGATGGATTCATGTTGTTTAAAGGCTTTTTCAGCTGCTTTAGCTTTATCCAATGTTTTAAAAGGGGAGATTGCAACGGCTTCTGCTGACCATCGGATTGGTTTATTCATTCTATTTAATAGGGGGAAGAAAGCCAAGGAACTGTCGCCCCATCACTGCCAGAGGTGGTACAGGCTCTATTATTTCCTTCCTTGCAGGTCTGTCCTGGTACACGATACAACCAATTCTGAAAACTGTGTTGATCGTTCGGAATCGTGGTAGAGGGTTGAGGAGTCCAAATTCGTTGGCTCTGATTATGCTGGAAGACATCCCCAGGATCTCCATACATCTTTGTTTGGAAGGAATCACTCCACTGCCGAGATAATTTATCTCCTGTGAGAGCGGCTCCACGTCCTGGATTGTCTCCAATTTCTGTTAAAAGAACATTCATAAAGGGATTGGCTGCTGTAGGACTGGTTCGATTGGTATCCCCAATGACATCCTGAACCGGTTGATCCGCAGCTGCAATTCCAGCAATCAAGGCAGCAGGGCTTCCAGGCATACTAAAGGGCAACTGATCCTTTGGTTCACCAAAGCCTTCTCGAATAACTCCTCGTTGTTTCATTCCATAATAAGCTGCCAATGCAACACCAGCAAAGGCTACACTCACAATCATGTATTTTACGTCTCTGCATAGAATACATAATGCAATCGCTAAATAGACTCCAAATCGTGTAAGAGAGTTAAGAGCCGTTGTAGAACACTTTTTAGCAGCATCTGAAAAGGGATAAAAGTCGGTTGCATTCTTCCAGAGAATGGAAGGATCTTCTGTCCAAAAGCTCGGGCAAGTGCTGCTCATTCTATTCTATCTATAGAATAACTAGGTTAATACTATTTCTTCTTTGGAACAGGAGTTGCAAAGGCTGCTTCTAGTTCAGCATCCAGTGCAGCTTGAGCTGCAGCTGTTGCAGTAGAAGGACCTCCCGCTCCTCCCCTAGCAGTTCCTGCAGCAGCAGCAGTTCCTGCCTTCTTTGCCTCCATCTTCTTGCGAAGACGTTCTTGTACAGCACGGCGCCTTGCCGATCCCTCATTCCCTGTTTCTTTATCCGAACTATGCAGCATTTCGGTGAGACCGCCAAAGAGTTCACTAAACATAGGGTTGTCTGAAAACTCTTTCATCATCTCTTCTGCCTCACGCATTAAATCTTCACGTTTGAGTTCTCCACGTTCAAATTTAGCCTGAATCTTCTGAGCAATTCGTTTGGCCCCTGCCATCAACAGTTCAGGTTTTTTAGTAAAAATTTCCTGCAAATATCCAAAAATCTTCGTAGGATCGGAAGACTCTAACAATTCAGGGGAAAGACCAAAATCTTCTGGTTTAAATTCTCTGGCCAGTTCTTCTGCCATTTTTGCAATTTGTCCCTTGAACAATCGTTCGGGGATCTTGAAACCAGGTGTCTCACCACTGACACCGGATCCTCCCATCATCTCCTTCAACTTCTCCATCATGGATTTCATCATAGGACTTTCAGCCATTTCCTTCATCTGAGCCATCATCCCACTCAGATCCAAACTTCCTGCATCAAAAGAAGCAGCGCTTAAAAGGGCCAAAGTCTGAAGATGATTCCAAATAGCCTTATGGGTATTCTCACTTACCTCCTTCCACAAGGCTTCCGTGACTCTTACACCAGGAAGAAAATCATGACTAAATAAATAGGTGGCATCACGAAGCGTTAACACGGCTGGATTTGATTTCCAAAGAGCCACAAACTCTTTTTCAACATCAGCCACCGGTCTTGCCTGAACGGCTGTAATTTCCTTCGTTAATTCCGGAAAGGTAGGAAGCAAATCTTCACAAAATGCTGCAAGGGCAGAGGCAAAGGTGGACATTCTCTTACAGGAAGGAAACAAAATGCTTTGCATTTTCTTTCCTCATTGTAAAAAATTGATAAAATTTTATTTGTAAAATATACAGATTATTATAAAATGTCACAGTGCGTTGCAAAAACACAACAAGGGCTACAATGTATACGTACTGGAAATGTATTTGAATCTCTTTGTCGACAGCATCATAATATGAAATGCAAAAATGATCCTGAGTATAAAGCTCGATATGATGCAAGACCGGATGCAGTTGCTCCTATTCTCATGCACGAAGGACTTCCTGAAAGGATACGGCCAACGCAAGTAATTATACGACCCAAACCCGTTGATCCAGCCCCCCCTCCTGGCCCCACTCCAGAAGAAGTAGAGGCCCTTCGTACGGCAAAAATAACTGCACGAAATAATTATTTAGAACTACTAAATGATCCATCGCCGCAAGAAATTATACAACATGCATTATACATAATAAGCATATGGACTACAAATCCTATTTCAGGATTAGAATGTGCTGCTGCCTATACAATTTTAAAATATTTCTCAATTAAGGAATTTGCACCGATGGTAGCGCTTTTAAAAGCCGTTGCAAAGCTGTATTGTTCTACTCTGATTACATACTCTGAATACAATAGCTATTCTGCAATTCCTGCTGAACAAACACATGAACTATTAGAAGAAATTAAAACGGCCTTGGTTCCCTTTGGTGAATTTAATATTCTAAAAAAAATACCAAAAACTGATAAATATTTCAAAATTATACGAAATAAAATATGGAATATAGAAGATGAAGAACGAAGAGTTGCAGATGAGGCTGCAAGAGCAGCAGCTGCAGCGGCGGCTCTTGCCGCTCTTGATCCAGCCGAACTTGAACGTCGGCGACTCTTTAATATTCAACTACGTGTAGGACCCGTTGTCTTTGATTCCAAAGATCAAAGACTACGAGACCCTGAAGGAGGTATTAATTTGGCAGGATTTGCTGCCGATCACCAGAATATTCACCGATCCTCTGTTCAAACCTCTACCCAAAAAGCCGTGGCTCAATTGATGCTACGATCTACAGATCCTGATCAAATTACGTTACCTGAAATAATAAAGGATTTACAAGATCCTAAAAAAATTCGTATTACAGGTGTTACTCGTGAACGAGTTATTATGGAATTAAATCATGATTATTATGAATGCGTTGCCTTCTCAGTTCCCTATGGAGATGTATTAGATCGCGTATGGACTTTTATTCGAAGTCATAAACATCGTGACGATATCTTTATTCGATTAGCACAAGAAATTGCAGAAGGAATTGGAATGTGTACAAATGGAAAAATGGCCAGACTAGTGAATGTATTGCAAGGATTTGATGAAACACTTCTGGTGGAAGCTCCCAAAGAAGTCTTTCAAGATAAATTTGCATTGCTGCGAAAATTGCCCAACGCAGCAGGAGAACGAGGAGTGGCGGCTCAAGCCCTCTTTGAAGAGTTCTCCATACCAGAGGCCGAACGAGCGGTTTGGTTGGAGGCGCTCTTAGAGGAATAGGATATGAAAGCTATTTTTAAACTCTTTCTGCCAAGACAACCAATACCTTACAATAATTCCAAATATGAGTTTGATTTATTTCTCCCATAGTTTTCCAATGTTTATCAAAAATCCAATAGGCATAGGAAATATCTTGAAATTCTCCTTCAAGCTTTGCTTTGGCACGTTGAATCAATTCTTCAGGATTATCTTTTTTAACAGCCTCCTTAAAATCGGGATAGACATACTCCATATATCCAGAATGGATCAACTTCGGATTCACTTTCTTAAGAGCTTTCAGAGCTTCCACCGCTTTTTTCAGATCCATTTCTTCAGGGTAGGTTTCAGAAAGATCTTCCAAAAAGGAGATAAGTTGGTTATTAAAGGCTGCAAGAGGAGATGCCATTTTGTCTTTTAATAGAAAATAACTTTCTAGGTTTAAATGCGTTTTGTGGGTCCAGGAATATCAGCATCTCTTGAACGGCTAAAGGCTTCAAAATCACGGGATAAGGCCTCTTCTTTCTTTGTACGGGGAGCGGAAGGAGCTGCGACCGCTGCAGTCGCGCCTCCCAATTGTTCAAAGTTTCGAACAATTCGATTCATGCTTCCCCCCTTTTCAAGGGTAAAAGCATCGGTAAGAAAAGAATAATTATCACTCATTTTTGCAGCCCCCATTTCATTTCCATGCCAGGCAGAGGGTTCCGCCCCTCCACTTGCTGCAGCAAGTGGAGGGGCTCCACTACGAGCAGCGCTAGAAGGTTCAGCCCGTGTTAACTCGGGAGAATACACCGGCATCGTTAATGGAATGGATCGTTCTTCTAATGTTTTCTCACCAGCACTGGTTCTAATTCCAGCGGATCCACCAGCATCTCGTTGCCGACGTTCAAACAACCAATTATTTGTAGCTGCCGCTCCTGCACGAGGCTCTGATTCTCCCACAATTTCTAAAGAAGGAACCATCCGGAGCCATGAGGGAAGCGGAGGCCTTGAAGGGCTTGGATCCACACAAACTAATTGGAACTCTCTGGCATAGGGCGTTCTGGTTAATTCTCCTAGAAATCCTTGGCAGTGTCGACACGTCATACTAAAATAACAGACATGACGACGAGCACTCATTCTAACCCAAACAAGTAAAATCACTTTATAATTTTACCCAGTGAATCCCTCTTAAAAATTGAGCTTCTAGATCCTTGTTAGAGTGATGTCCAAATCAGGCGCTATGTTTCAGAATTATAATGAACCAAAAGAATGTGTCCCCCTTCTAACATCAAAGGATCATAAGTTACGAGCGACCTTTGAAGTATCTCCAACAAATACAGCCATTGTAAATACGTTACGGCGTCAAATTCTAGTTGCAACCTCTTCCATTGGATTTAAAACAGAACCCGCTTTGGAAAGCCATGTTAAAATTACAACGAATACGACTCCCATTCCAAATGAAATATTAGCTCATCGCATTGGAATGATTCCTATTGCAGGAGATCCTGCAACCTTTGATGTAACCAAATATATATTTCAACTAAATGTGAAAAATGAAACTGATGCTATGATGAATGTGACTGCATCTGATTTTATTGTAATTGAAAAGGAAAGTCCTACTGCGACCGATGGTATACGTCGTCCTACAGAAGAATTCTTTCCCCCTGATCCTATTACGGGAGATACACCATTAATTACAGTATTGCGTCCTCAATGGAATCCTACAAATCCTCCTGAATCAATTATACTCACTGCCACAGCTAGTATAGGAATTGGATCTATGAATATGCGATGGTCTCCTGTCAGCCAATGTTCTTACGAAAATACACTGGATTCAAATCCAGAACGTCAAAAAGAAATGTTTGAACAATGGGTGAAAGAGAGTAAAAAAGTGGAGGAAGGAGGGGATGCTCTTCTTCTGAATCGTCTTCGAAAGGAATTTGATACCATGGAAGTGAAACGATGTTTTAAGGTAAATGAACTAGGGGAACCCAATCATTTTACCTTTCATCTAGAATCCATTGGAATTCGAACGATTCCTGCCATTGTAATGGATGGAATTTTGGCCTGTAAATCAATGGTCGATAAATACAAAGATATTGATACAATGATTCCTGGCAATGTAACCTTTCGTAAAAGTAATACACGATATTCTGCCATTGATTGCATCTTTCGTGATGAAGGCCATACTCTTGGTAATCTACTTCAAACCTATCTTACTTACAATCATATAGAAGGTTCCAAAGAACCCCGTATAGCCTATGCTGGTTATAAAATTCCTCATCCCCTCCGACCTGAATTACTTATTATGGTGGCGGTTCCTCCTCCTGAAGAAGACGCCCGATCGATTGAGACGGAAACTGGACTTGTCCGGTATGCCCTTGCGCAAGTTTCCCGTTCCTTAGTTGATTTCTTTCACGAAATGGCAAATGATTGGAGTCGTGTTACTGGAATTCCCATTCCGAAAGAAGTGGTGGCCGTAGGAAATCATCTTTCCATTGGTGAAGCCACTGTGGCGGCTCCTACGGTAGCTCCTACGGTAGCTCCTACGGTAGCTCCTACGGTAGCTCCTGCAACGGTTCCTACGGTAGCTCCTGCAACGGTTCCTACGGTAGCTCCTGCAACGGTTCCTACGGTAGCTCCT